GGCTTGGATGGCTTTGATGCCACCACTTTAGACATCTCTTCTCGGCTTGGTCGCTTTCCTTTAGGTGCATAACCTGCATTTGCAAGTGCTCTGCCGATCGCCGAAGTCTCGCAATTCTCCAATGCTGAAGTCTGATTAACACCTCTGCTAGTAACCGTTTCCTCAGCGTACCCTGTTGCCCACGCAACGCTGTCGCTAGTATCTTTAAATAGATAAGCCTTAACAATGTATCTAGTTGCCTCGACAACTTCAAGCTCTGTTGCAATGCGAAATAGTGGATAATCTTTAATAAACTTTTCAAGTCTCACCTCAACTGGTTCATAATCGGCTAAATTAAACATAGACATCGTTCTCCTCTGTAGCTAGTTGTCCTGCGATTGCAGCGTAGGATGCCATGTCGATCCATGTGTCGATCTGCTGCGCTGATTGATTAGTCCTTGCAAGCTTAACCAAGACCATGATCCCTGCCACTTGATAATCGTGGATTGGTGTTTGTAGGTATGCTGAGAGCAACATTGCGGTGTGTTGCATGTTATCCGAAGGGTGACCGTACGATAGGCCACGCTGAGAGATCGTGTCGGTTGCTGTGAGTAAGATTTCATTTGCTTTCATTCTTCCCAGAATTCCTGTCTGCTAACGGATCGGCCTCTGTGCCAACCCTCTCTGATACCGCGTTCTTTGCCCAGTCTATACGCATCTATAGCGACTAAGCTCATACCAAATACAATTCCAATCATGCAGATAAACAGCATTTTGTCTTGATTGCTCATTATTTAACCGCCCTAAGTTTTGGGTAATGTCCGTTCATTTCAAAGTACTCTTCCAGGGTAACTGCGCTCTTATATTCATTGCAGTCTGTGCATACCTGTGTGATAGTCATATCAAAGCCACAATAAAGGCAGTAATAATTCTCAACCTTAGGTGCGCCGTAAATTTCAATTGTAGCCATTATGCCACCTCGTAAGGTTCTACTGAAAAATCGGTGATAAGAACCCATTGCTCTAAAGCTTCATCAAATGTCTGTTGAAAGTCGATCTCACACTGCTCTAAGTAAGTACGAGCCATAATCATTGCTGGCATAGATTCAAACCAAAAAGCCCATTGAAATTGAAAGTTTAAATCTGGGATGCTAAATCTATCTGCCTGAACTTCCCATTCATATCCTGCCCACTGCATTTGTGTTTCAGCAAGATAATTAAAATCTTCTGCTGTTATTCTCATTTTGTGCCCTATCGTTCTGTGCTAGTGCCCTTCACTAGCTACAGGAATACGGTCTCACGCCTGGACATGCTGGTCAAGCATATTTAGGTAACGAAACGATAACGATTTAAATGTACCCTAATGACATTAAAGGTACATTTCGACTCAGATTTCTGCTTACTTTGTACCTTAACGAGCGCGTCCGTAACGCTTTCCATGCACCAGGAAGGTGCCATCCTTCTCAATATAAATAAGATCGACCTGGACGTTCTTCTTGTCTTCTGTGACAATGGCGAAGGCTTGCTGCCAATTCGGGCTAGAAACGTATTTAGCGGCCTTTACGTTCATTGCATGTCCTACTTCAACTCCATGCAGTACGCGCCTCACAGAGCCATTGTAGGCCTCAGAAACGGCACTCCTGCCCGCACGGTGCGTGTGCCCCATAATGACTGAAACACCCATGCGCTTAGCCTGGTTCAAGGCCGACATGCCAGGGTTAGGGTTAAGAGAGCCTAGATCGCCGTGGATGGCAACCCAGCCTTTAGCAATAGGCATAGGCTCTTTCCAATACTTAATCCCTAGCTCATCAAGCTTTAAGAACTTCTCAAGCTTTAATTCTGGCAATGACATAAAGGCAGGAATCTTCTTCATAATGACGTTATATAGGCGATCACAATGGTTGCTGCGAACCATGTGCGCTTCCTTAACGTATTGGGTCAGTTCCCATAGCACATCAACTGTGCGATCTCTGTCAGCTGCAAGGGTCTGCTCGTACCAACCTGGTTGATTCTCATGCCAACGGCTGATCTGTGGTAGGTCAATCTCATCGCCAATAGTTAGAACGGCGTCTGGTCGAAATGATTTAATGAAAGCTGCTAGGTTCTTGACTACATGTGCATCCTCATAAGGGCACTGTAAGTCTGGAATAACTACAGTTCTTTTAGTCATCATCCTCATCTTCGTAATCGCCGAACTTCTCTGGTTCGACTGGATCAGGCAAGATCCATCTTGGATACGAAGGAACATCTGTAATCATGAACAGAGCAATGCCCTCTGTGAAACCTGCCTTGCGTAAGGATTTCCAGTATTCATGCAGCCCGATACAATATGCGTCTAGCTTTGAATAGCCTTGTTCCTCTAATGCTTTAGTAGGTTTTCTTGCCATAGCAGAATTATCGCTCTAGAAGGATGTTATAGATCTCATCGACACGCGAATGGAGTCGCTTGATCTCTGCTAGTAAATGAGTGATGACAAATGCCGAAAGACCACCGAGTGCTGCAATGGTGGCAATATAGAGCTGAAAGAAATCTGTCTGAGTCACTTTTTCTCAACCTGGTCAATAGCGGCTTCTATAGAATCAACCACAATATCTGCAACTGACTTCTTAGCTCGGTAGGACTTAATTGCCTGACGAATGGCAGGGATAGCAACTACTCCTGCGAGGCCAGCAATGATCATAGATAGATTACTCAAGGGATGCTCCTAACATAGGTATTTGAAAAAAAGCACCATCATTGTCAGCTTCTTTTTTAAAACTGATGTGAACGTGCTTCTGGTGTTTGTTGGCCCCGGTGTATTTTCTAGGCTTCCAGTTAAGGATGCTTGAATAGATGAGTCCATCGAAAATGATGTAACTAATACGCTTTTCTGATTTAGACTTGCAGGCAAGACGTAACTGATCAACAAGATCGGGCATGAGGTCGGGCTTTGATCCTTTGTGAAGATCCTTGTCCACATCAATGGCGCGTACCCAATAATGCTCATCTGGATTATGATCAGACTTGCGAGCAGCGTGTCGGGTATCACCGATCCAACCATCCGATGTGCGGTCACGATCTGGGAACGAATCATCAAACTGCTCTCTTAATTGAATAGCAGCTTTGGAAAGTTTAGGTTTCATCCAAGTAACAAAGTTGCTTCTTCAGCTGTAATGCCTAATTTAGAAAGCAATGCCGCTTTTTCAGATGCTTTATCTGCATCTTTTTTAGCCTTAAAAGCATCGTACTGTGCAAAGCCAGCAAGGAATTGTTCTTTGCTAATTGGATCACATTGCAAGAACTCAATTCCTTCGTAATCTTCACCCTGCAAGATCCATCCGCCTTGCGGAATTAACATTTCTAAAACTTCCCATGATTTAGCCATTATGCACCTATCTCAATTAAAGTAATTGTGCTTGCATTATTGTTTCCATACCCAGCAGAAACTGAGGCACCATTGTATAGATTTTTTAATTGCACTTTGTATGTTGTAGATGATGTAGTTGCTGGACTATCGACAACATTTGCTGCAAAGCTTGTTCCCCATACTTCTTGAGCTGTGCTATTGAGCATCATTAAGGCATCAGTTTCATGGATTGTTGTTGCTCCACGCAATACTCGAAGACCCAAGGCGTTGCCAGAATTACCAGCACTTTTTGTCAATCCTGCCATAGTTACTAAAACTAAGACTCTGCTGGTAGAAGCAGACGGTGTTATTGAGCCAGTAAGGGCAGTGTCAGCATAAGTATTTGTGCTATTTGTAGTTCCACTATTTGTTGAAGCATAAACAACCTGTAAAACTTTGCCACCGCCGCCTGCAGGAGTAGCCCATTTGATACCTGTTGCTGCTGTTGAATCGGCTGTTAATACTTGACCATTAGTCCCTACTGCTAGGCGTGAGACAGTATCAGCAGCAGTAGCTGCAATTAGGTCACCCTTAGCATCAACAATGGACTTAGGAACCATTGTTGCCATAGTTGTATCAATGGCGTCACCAAGTGTGCGAATGGCTAACGCGCCATTTTTTACGAGGTCTGTGTTATCCGGTTCTGGCCAAGAATATATCGGGCTAGTTGCCATTTATGAGAGTGCTCCTGTCGCGTTATTCCATATAAGTGTACCATTTGTGGTTGCCCATGTTATTGTGCTGGGCAAAACGGTATCCCATTGTGTCGTTGATAATGAGAATTCTGTAGCTGTAATGTAGAGAGTAATGTCCACAAAAGTAGGTGTTGCTCTGAGAGATACGTTTTCAACAAAGCCTTCAAATGTGCCACCGAGAAGGTTGCTTGGTAGGTTTTGAATAAGAACTGGCTCACCGAAATATACCTTGATCAGATTGTCAAGCATTGCGGTAGGCATTTCGGGATTGTCTAGGCGGAAAGTAATAGCACCAAGAGAACCCTTAGGCACGCGGCGCAAGTTAAGCTCTCTATTGGCAATCTCAGTGATCTCAGTCAAGCCCTTAATATTCGACTCGACTGAACGCTCAAAGAGGCCGTAAGCACCTATGGAGTCTGTGTCAGAGGTGCTATAGGTGCTTGCATATCCTGTGCCGTACTTATAGATAAGGCTGTTACGGATGCGAGCAAGTTGAGTCTGTGACTGGATTGAATTAGGGGTGGCATAAGCCCCATCAAGGTAAGTATAGCCATCTGCTGCGAGGATGTTAGATCTGTGATCGGCATCGTCATAATTCACATCTCCATTTTTGCCTTCGCTGATTTGACCAAGAGCAGAATTGGCAATCTGATCAACTAGGGCTTGACTCTTAGCAGTTGCACTAGCTGCCTGGCTAATCATTGTATAGAAGCCTGAATCAACCGTGCCGATATAGGTTTCAGCTTCATTCCATGTCGTAGTGGCAGGATATGTATCCCACGTCACAGTAGGTGTGACTTCATTCCAATTAAGGTTAAGGGCTGATCCTAGAATGGCTGCAATCTGCGCGCCATCTAATCCTTCTGCAAGGGCTGTGTTATAGACAACCTTTGTCAGTTTAGCCAGTGAACCAATACCGAGAATAGTGCCGGTGGTGATATAGCCGTACTCCTCAGGGCTACGAACTCCAATAGAAAAGTCAGAAACCTCGCCGCCGAACATAGTGATATATGTGCCAGTGGAGTCTTTAAGCTCTAGAAGGATTGACTCGGTGACATTGATAGTAAAAGGTGAACCATCTGTATTGATGATCTCTACTCGGCAGTAACCTGCTGTTGCCTGACGATCAATATCTAAACGACCAGATGAAAACGATACGGCAGTTACAGTCGTATAAACATCATCGCCTACCGTAATTCGCCATTCTGGAGCCCATGTCATTAGTACGCGCCACCTCGCATAGTGCCACGATCAACAGCGTCTTGAATATACTGGTTGATAGATTCGGCAACAGCGTTTGGATCTGTAAATGGTGGAGCAACTACGGTGATCTCAACCTTAGGCTGAGTAGTTGTAGGTGCCGTTACAGAAGGGTTTGTTGCACTAGGGCTGAATGAAGATGACCATTCACGACCATTGCTCTGGATAGTTGTATTAGCAACTTGGTTAGCAAATGATGACCACTCGCGACCGTTAGCCTGAATCTGAGTCTGCACTGTGAACATGGCTGCAACCATTTTATTGATAGCATCAATAGTATTTCCAGCAGATGAAGTCCATCCAGCAAAAGGATCATCGACCTTAGAGGCCTTGATCTTGTCTAGGATGTCTTGAAGCTCTTTAGCCTTTGTCTGCGCCTCTGTTAAAGCCTTTGTGTATTTCTCAATCATGGTGAGGTTTTCATCCTCAATAGCCTTCATGAGAAGCAAGCGGATTCGATCTTCTTCTGAGATTTTGCCCTTGAGGGCTGCCTCAATTTGGATCTTCTGCAAGTCAAAAATGGCCTTAGCCTTATTTAGCTTGAGCAAATCTTGCTGTGACTTGAGTAACTTGCGCTGTGCCGCTGCCTGTTCTTCTGCAAGCTTCTTAGCAGCAGCTGCTGCCTTGATCTCAGCTGCATTGCGTAGATAAGTGCCGGCAGGGCTAGCAGAGCGATTAGTTGAAACCTTACGTTCTACAGGGATAATTCCGAACTTGTAATCAACTGAGTTAAGTGCCTCTGAAAGGCTGTCTGCGCCTGTCAGAAGGCGAATCAAATTAGCAACAGTAGTAGAGAATGTATCGATCTTAGAAGTGGCCTTATCAACATCTCCACCAGATAGTTTGATAAAACTGTCAAGGAACGCGCCACCGAGAACTTCTTGAGCATTAGCAGCTGCAACCTTCATCTTGTCTAACTTGCCTGAATAAGTATCAGCGGCTAAAGCTGCCTGACCCTTGCTGATCTTTGTCAGTCTAATTAAAACTTCTTCAAAAGATAATGCCGCTAACTGAGTATTTGTTAGACCTAAATTATATTTCTTAAGACCCTTTGTATTGCCTACAACAGCTTGCGCAATATCATTAGCAGCGGTGACTACGCTTTCGCCGCTTTGAGCAGATAGATCTAAAGCAACTTTTAGAAGTTCCTGAGACTTACGCCAATCTCCAGTTGTGGAAACAAGTTTCTGATAGGCCGGACGAAGCTCGTCATCAAGGACGCCAAATTGCTTCTCAAGATCCGAAATAAATGTTTTAACGTCTGTATCAGCAAATGCTAGCCCTAAATTATCCAGGGTCTTTGTAAGAGTACGAGCAGCTTTATCATCCTCGGCAAATGCCTTGACTGCTGCTTTGCTGTAATTAACAAATGCCGCTGCGCTAAATGTAAGGCCGAATGTAGCGGCTAGATTCCTGACAGATTTGTTAAGTCGAGCAGCAGCTTTGTCGGCATCTGTGAAAGCCTTTTTGCCGGTAAATTGCGCGGCAATGTCAATAATAATATTGCTCATGCTGACTCCCTAATACTGCTCACTGTTGATCGCTTGTTTAATTTCTCAGCGGCTGCATCAATAGCTTTAAAGATTGCTGCTGTTTGTTTTCCTTCATCTTCTTCCCATGCACGATAAAGCACACGGCCTCGCATATCCTGACCATCGCGCTTGCGACCGTAAAGAGTACCCATGCGGCTATTGAAAAACTCACCAGCATTAGGGTTATTGCTTTTACTACGGCTATGATCGTTTAGACGTCCAGCAGTTTCATAAATAGCACCAGCGGCAGACATGTTCTTAATGCGAAATAGAGATCTAAAACCTCTGGAGTTAGGCTTTCCGTATCCTGTGCGATAAACAATACCCTTCTTGATAGAAGCTGCATCATAAAGCGGGAACATGCGCAAGCGGCCTTCTGTGTTGAAGGTTCTGAACATAGAAGTTTTAGCGGTAATCTTGCGACCGCTAGCGTTCTCATTCCAGTTGTAGAGGTTGCCTGGAGCTGTGCTAGGCACGAACCCACGAGCAGACTTCTGAATAACCTTGAGAGATGCTGTGATCTCTTTAGTTAGTTCCTGTGCAAGATCTGGAGCAAACTTATTTAGGGCTTTGCGAAGTTCAATGACGCCCTTTGCCTCTACTGGCATCGTTGATCTCCTTCGCTTCGTCTTTGAGACCCTGCAACAAGGCTTCTAGCATTATTGGGTCTAGCTCTAATAAGTTCTGTGGCGGGATCTGCAACCTAATGCTTAGCCTAGCAATAAGGTAGGTGAACGGCAGATCTCGCTTTATGCTAAAGGGTCAGAGTCAATTACCTCTACGCTTTTGAGCGTACTGATAAAATTCTCAAACTTTGCATCAACTGGTTCACCACTGCGTTTAGTAATTTCATGAGCTAACCAATAGACCATCGACTGTTCTTCTCGTTCGCGGAAGGCTTTGTGAAAACCAATCTTATAGTGCTGCTCAAATAGATATTCAATTAGAGGCGATACTTCGCCACATAATTCTTTTCCATCTGTGAACTTGATCTTTAGTTGTGCCATGTTTTGCCCCTTTGTTTAGTTTAGTGGATTACCAAGTACCTGTATTTGCAACTGTGATTGCACCTGATACCTGGAAAGTTAGGCTCTGAGTTCCTAGATCGCCAACAGCACCGTTAATCGGAGTAATTGTGTCAATCAAAATCAGGCCCGAATAAAATGGATTCGCTGCTGATCCAGATGCAGTCTTATCAAGAGCACATGTGAAGTAAGCGTTAGTAGCGAACAATGTGTTTAGTGTCTGTAGAACAGCTGACGCTGCATCATCGTTGATCAGATCCACTGTAATGGAATTGTTCTGGAGTCCAGCAACATAACGTCTTCCGGTATCGCCCATAGCCGTGACTTCCAAGCTATCGACTGAACGCGATAATGTGAAATTTGTGACGTACGCTGAGAGATCGATAGATGCAGGACTGGTTGAGCCTACCTTGAAACCGACCTTATTGGTTAAGCCTTGTGCCATTGTTTATTCCTCATCTTTCTTGGTTGCTGTTTTTGCTGCTGGTGTTTCTTTAATCTGACCAATCTTAATCAAGAAAGCCAGATCCTCTGCTGTATGGTCAGACATTTTAACTCCAACTCGTTAATATGGAAACGGACATTTCACAACTAAGCAAGTCTCCGCTTGCCGCGTTGAGAACACTAGGTGCGCTGATCGCACTTACATTATACGTCAGGCCAGATGCTGCAAGCTTGTTAAACACAGCAACTACAAAATCTTCAATGCCATTCAAATTTCCTTCGTTATCGAATAACGCGGTCGTAATGATCAGCTTGAAGTTGGCTAAAGGACTGATTGAAATTTGTGAATTGTTATTAGGAACAAGGTATGGCGAATCCGGAGATACGATTACTGAATTCACCAATACAGTCGCTGGTGGGAACGCGAATGTTTGATATTTTGTATTATCAACTAAAGCATTAGCTAAAGTTGTGCGAAGCGTTGTAATCGGTGCTGTCATCGCTACCCGATCATGCTGGAAGGGCTCAACGCGTGAGCGATCAATCCTCTGACCTTGCCGAGCAGCTGCGCCGACATTCGGTAAGGTGAGGGCTGGTAATCGACCAAGTTAGAACCAGAAAGAGTTGCGGTTCTACTCTGCCAGATTTCCGTAGCTATCATGAGAGAAGCATTTTGCACAGCTTGATCTGCTGTCCAATCGGTATAAGACTCTGCCGTTACTGTGCCATAAGGCTCGATTGGATGATACTTGACAACATTTGTGTGAGTTGTTGTTAATGAAATTGAATAATCGCCTACAGCAGTAATTGTCTTAGTACCAGCGTATTTAGATCCTGAATTAGCAATAGTGACTGACTGTCCAACATAAAAAATGTTATAAACTGGAATGTCAAAGTAGAGAGTTCCAGTTCCTACAATGTTGCTATGTCCTACTGTGTACCAAGTAGGCGTCCAAAGCATAGGGAGTAGAACGGCATCTGAGGCATCACACACAGATTGAAGGGTTGCGTCATCGTACAAAGTGCCAACACCTAGTGTGGAGCGAAGCTCTGCAACTGTTGTAAGTGACATCCTATTTTCCTTTCTAAAGACTCTGAGGGGTAGAGGGCTACTACCCCTCAGAGCGACTTAGTTTCTAACTGATTAAGTTAGGTTGAAGCGGCGTACGCCACCGCCCCAGATTGGCGCGATGCCATAATAACCATAGACTGCCACCTGCAATTGTCCATTGGCTAGTGCCTGAACCTGTAGCGTTGTCTTAGGTGCCTCATAGAATCGGAATGATTCTGGTGAGATGATGAAAGCTGATTCATCAATCTTTGTTGTAACTGTCATGTGTGGATCAACTGCTAGGCCAAGACCTAGTACGTTTCCAACGATTGACTGACCTGAAACAACACCAGCTGCGTTAGCAGGTTGAGCAGCATTAAACAGCGGACGATAAGTTGTATCTTCTGCTGCCATGATCTCTGACCACCATGCTGTATTAACAACAAGGTTGCGAGCAAACTTACCTGAAGCTGCATATGCCTTAGGAGTTTCTGTTGAGATGAATGACTTTAGACCAGCGATTGTTGCTGCTGTTGCAGTTGCCTGTGTACCTGAAGCTGTGAAAGCAGCGATAACTGCTGCATCTGTGTACTTAGCATACGCATCGTTCAACTCGCGGATTAACTGGTCATAAAATGCAGGTGATGACCGGTCAAGCAATTCCCAGGAAATCGTTTGAATTCCGGCTGCTTTTTTTACATCCACTGTAAGGTAGGTACTTGTCATCTCATCGCCACCGAGTGCGCCGTTTTCTGCTTCTAGTGTTACAGAAGGTGCCTGTGAGATCTTTGGAAGTGTAAAGGACATGCCCTGTGCAGGTAATACACCCTGTGAAATTGAATCCACTGCTGGACGTCCTGAAATTGTGTTTGTCTGGAATTCTGCCATGTGTGGTGGAAGTGTTAGACCAGTATTTGTAGATGTGTCATCGGTAGCCAAAACGAGCTGACGAGCTGCGTCATCTCCCATTGCTGCCTTGATGTTCGCCTCTAGATACTCACCAGATGTGAGTGGCTTTAGGCGAGGACGGATATTAGTAACAGCAACAGTTGGGCGAGCAGCTTCAACAGCCGATGCCTCAACTTCTGGTGCTGCAACTGTCTCTGGAGTTGTGTCCAAGACTGTCTCGCTTTCTGTTTGTTGGTTTTCTTCTACGACTTCTGGAGTTTCCTCAGCCGCTATTTCGGTGACCATTGCCGATTTAAATGCGGCTTCTGTGACCAAACTGACCTCGAATAAACGAGCGGAAGTAACGTGCATTACTCCAGACTTGTTTTTCGCTTTGATTACTTCTACGCCTACAGAAAGACCTGAAACCAAGCCTTCCTCAGCCATAATCAAACTTTGTGTACCTTTGTCGCTTTTTGAAACAGCGAAAGTTGCATAAATTCCATCGTTAGGAACTTCATTAAAAAATGTTGCACGACCGCGAGGATCTTTCATATTGTGCTGATTAAGCAACTTAACCTTTTTTGGATCAGATGGAAGTTCAATACTTCCATTTTCAAATACAACGCGTCCTGCCGAAGTATTGCCTACTTCGCCTGTACCCACTGGAACAATTTTTCCAGAGATGGTGCGTTCATCTAGGTTAGCTGTTACATCAGCGGAAAAGGTAATGATCTTGTTTTCCATTACATACCATTGCTTCCGTTAGGTGTTAGATCTGTCATTTCCATCGCTTGCTCTACAGTAATTAGACCAAGTGAAAGCATTTTTTCGATAACTAATAAATCGTCCATTGGATTAGCGCGTAGGAATGACTTGTCTAAATCAAAGCGCACTTCATTTCCGTTCGCCGTAACGTCATTCATGCTGAGTCTGTCTTCAATGGCTGTAATGAATGGTTGTAAAGTAAGTGCAACAAACTGCTTACGAGAATCTAGAATATTAGAATACGTCATGCTCGTATTCATATCCGCACTAAGGTACCAAGCATCAATATTACATAGTCGGCTGATTTGAGTGCTGTAATCTTGTTTTGCCTCGTTGTACATCATATCTTTAGGTGAGAATGAAGTTGGAGAATATTCAAGAGTGCTAGTGAGATAAGCAGTCGCACGATTTTGACGAGCGTTTTTCCAAGCAGCTAACAATCCTTGAACTTCTTTAGGATCTAGATCTGCACCAGTGTTTTTAATGTAACCAGATGGCATTGGAGTTGAAGCCGCTAAAGTTGAAGCGATCTCCAAGTCAAGTGCGCCACGCAATACGCGAGCACCAGATGTAAGAATTCCATCATTCAATGATTGGAAAGTTACTACATCATTATTAGAATGATAAATACCATCAATAAGATAGCCGTCAATAACGTGAGTATTATCTAAAGAATATTGTGGAGTAATACGAGAATTAGCAATCCATTCGTATCGAGAAGGTCTGCCGTCTTCCTGGTAGCGTTCTGTAATTTTCCACAGAGACCAACCATAGAACAAAAGCGAATCAACGGTGAAAGCGATCGTAACTGCGCGAGGTTGATTGTAAGCTGGTTGATCCATCCAGACTGGCTTGCCAATTTCCTCACCAGTTGATTTACGATAAAGCTCTAATGGCATTGCTGCAATAGTGCCACAAATTAGATTACGAGCTCTTACAACAGATGGAATCTCCATTGCAGAATTACGATCAATTACTGGAGAATAATTATATTGATAAACATTCGCCAAAACTTGAGGGGCATATTGCGCTGTAAGCGATGACTTATTAGGAGTGGTTGCTTCTGTTTTGCGAAATAGACCCATAGTCATAAATTGTATCAGTTGTCAAGTAATTAGACAATGTGGTAGGGCGTGTCTATCCAATAATAATTTCTGCCTTTGACTGAGGCTTCATCAAAGTTGAAACGACCATTGCTAGTGAAATTGGGGCTGAAACATCGCCCGCGCTGCGTCTGCGGATGATTCTCCAACCATGATCTGATTCTTTAGCTGCACAGTTATTCATCTGTTCAATGAAGGATTCTTGCCCTGAATGAACTACTCGATGATTGACCAAGCTATCTAGGTAGTCCGAACAAGCACGATAGAAGTTCTGTCCTGACACGTCTTGGATTTTTACGCCGGCATTTGAGAGGCGTTCGGCAATCGTGGCAGTAGTGTACTTGTCATGGCAGACAAGTTTAGGACGATAAATATCGCACCAGGCTTTAATAGAAGCTGCAATCTTAAGATCATCTACGGCTGAATCGCTATAGTAAGTCTCAAGGATTCCAATACCAATTCGACCGTCAGAAAGGATCTGGCCTGCTGTCAGACTTGCATTTCTTTTGGACGGACTTACGTCAAAGCCAAATACTGTATAGGCACCTGGAGACATCTGTAGTTCACTATCGCTAGTCTCCTCAAGAACTCCCATAGGCCAGGGGCTTGAAAGCGCGTCAATCCACGAACACAAAGTCTCTGTGCGGATAGATTCAACTGTGCTCATCGCAATCGTCTCTGTAATGGCTTGCTCTGTAATCGTGTAGTTAAGTGCAGGGTTAGCCATAGCGATCGCATCCCAGAACTCCTCAGAGTTAAGATCGATCTTGCAATATTGGGGAGCCGAATACTCCCAATAGCCTAATTCCTTAGGTGGATACTCCTGCGCCCTATTTCGCATATCGTTCAACACTTTTGAGAAATTATCTCCGGCATTGCTAGTAAATAGTGACTGGCTGTTAGCGCGTGCACGCGTCACAGGGGTCGCGGCGATAAAGGCCTGTTCATCAATTTCACGAAGCTCATCAATCCATAGGAAGTCTGCTGTACGACCACGGCTACCGTCTCTAGTTGCAGCTACAACGTCTAATCGACATCCACCAAACTCAGGCAGCAGCTCAATCGATTCTGTGCCGTTGGCATAGCGGATTGCCTTTACCTGGCAGTTCAAGAAATCATGGCTTTCGATCACTGAGGCAATTTCTCTAAATGAGGTCAAGGCCATACCTCTATTTGAAGACATCATGAGAATGTTCTTCTCACGAAATATGAATAAGCCTGCTAATACACGCATACGCGCTAGATGAGTCTTTCCGGACTGACGAGCTACCAAGCACAGGTTGGACTTGCGCTGGAAGTTCCCTTTAGCGTCAATCTTCAACATATCTTCAAGCACATGATGCTGCCACGGCAATAACGGCATGCCGATTTGCTCTGCAAGCTTGGCCACTTCATCAACTCTAGATTTGCCCTTAATAGGCGCATTGGATAACCGAGGTTTCGTATGCCCCAATCTCTTTCGTTTCTTATTCGCCATGATCCCAGTCTAACACGGATTAGGTCGGACTGTGAACGGACTGTCCTCGACCGGTTTGGCGCGTGTCGGGGAGATAGGAGCAGGAAGGGCATAGGGGGTAGAAATAGACGCTAAAAAAAGAGGTGCTACGCGAGCACCCTTCGATGAGTTACATTTTCGACAGGCAGCAGCCATGTTGTCCGGATCTAATGGATCTCCGCCATTTTTCAATGCAATCAAATGATCGACAGTATCTGCTTGTCCTTGACAGTATCTGCATGTGTAGTTATCTCTAGCTAATACCCTAAGTCTTACCTTCTTATAAGCTGTGGTAAGTCTTGGATCATTGTTCTTTAATGCCATCCGTATTTCTTCCAATGATCTAATGCAATGCATGGCTCTTGGTATCTGTGTCCTATGTAATCAAGACCCCATCGCACCTGACCATAACCATCTAATGTAGCTAAGTATTTGCTTCTACCTTGAGGTATGCCATAGTGACTGCCATTACGCGCATGCTCATTCCATGCGCTTTCTTTACCATAAAGTATAGATAGACATTTAAATTCTTTATAGTTATAACCTAATAGATGTAATGCATATTGTTTGTGTGTTACATATTGCACTGGTTTAGATCCACCTGCACTAGGCATTATGCATAGTGCTATCCCAATAGCTACTAGCACCCCGCAAGCTACGCCCTTATAGGGCTTGCGGTGAGCCCGTGAGGGGCTCTGCGCCGTTAGCGTATCAGTTGATGGAAGGACATTTGTATAAGTGCTGGTCAGAGCGGCGTGTCTAAAGTTATCCACAGGCTCTCCTTACTTGTCGGTTGATTAGAAGCCCTTGCCCTTGAAGTGTGTAGCTACTGGAGCAATGACCTTTGTCATCGGTTCATTGCAATAGGTGCATGGGATTACTGGTCGATCGTGCCATCCATGATAGATCTCTTGACTAAGATTGCAGGCTCTGCATGTGTAGTCGTAGGCTGGCAAGTTAAGCACTTCCTTATCATCCAGGAGCCGCATGCAGGACAATGGTCTATATCCTGATCAGTAGGCTCATTTTGTATATGACCATATTTTAGTGCAAGTAGTGGCAAGAGATCAGCCATACGGATAATGCAAGCGTAATCTTCTACGTCCTCGCCTTGTCCGTTTAACCGTAAAACCCCAAATCCGATTTCCCCCGAAACAGATGTGCGAGCTTTTAATTGTTTCATGTAAGCCAATGGTTGAAATCCAGCGCGGGCTTTGACTTCTACATCGAACGGTACATTGACAATATCCTTGCCACTACCTCTCCCAACCGTTGCACCACTCCACACAGTCGATAGGTACTGTGCGACTACGCGTTCGGTTCGGAAACCTCTGTGCTTTCTTGCTTGACTAGCCATGAAGCATAAAGCCCATGACTAATCCTGCTATGAACATAGTCAAAATCATTGCAGTAAATAGCTTCTCGTTATCCATTGACTGCCTTACACTTACGGCACTGCCATGCCCCTACTACTGGCTGGTTATCCTTAAAGTGAATTTCAGCAATAATGTCATGTGCCTCTGTAGGCTCATTGCATAGCTGACAGTTAATTGTGTCAAACAATGGCACATCTTCTAAATTAGTCCATTGCCCTGTTGTTTCATCAAAGTATTCTACAAAGCCCATGATTAGCCTCTCGGTTTCTGTGGTTGCCATTTTCCTGCGCTGTTAAGCTCATACCAAATGGTTGGACATTTACCTTCAAAGCCTGAATGTCCCAAAGCTGTACACTGATACGAAGCCCAATCCTTGCCGGTCTTTGCCGAATGTCCGGTCTTCCACACCATTGATCCGTGCTTACACTGAGGAACCTCAGCAGCTTCTGGTGTGCCAATGATTGAAGCTACATTCTCCATTGCTTTTTCAAGTGTAACTGGAGCATCAACTACCTTCATATAATCATTAACAGGCGTAGTCCAATAATCTTGTTCTTCTGCTTTAACTTCTTGCACGGGGGGCTTCTCAGGCTTAGCCGATACCACCTTAGTCATTTCTTCGCGGCTTGGTCTCTTTCCTTTAGGAGCATAACCTGCATTTGCAAG